AGGCGAACGTCAATACTCGCAAGATCTGCTTCAAGAGCCGTAGTACTGTTTATACCAGTGACGCGATTGTAGTCCACGATCCAGTTGATAAAACTGGCTTTGCTTGTGCCATTGCCATATACTTGTATGCCATTGGCATCTAGTCGATATCGATCATTGTAAAGAAACTGTCCAAACTCAGCTCGGTATCGGTATAAGTCTCTGTCTGCGTACAATGAGTAAAACTTAGCAGGAATTGTTAATGCATACAATCGCATGATAGCAAATGGATATGCACTTGAATTCCACCATGACGCTTCAACTGGGCTGCCGTCCCCAGTTGACCAGCTCTTTTGAAATGTTGTTTCGTTGTAGTTGCCAACCACGCATTCAAATGGACTTACTAGATTACCTTCATTGTCAACTGGTATCACTTGTGTGAGATTAGGACGAATATATGCTGGCAGTACGTATGATCCCAACGGATCAGCCACAATTCCTGCTTCTAGGTCATCCCATAGCACCATGTTTTCTGACGTGTATGGCCCTGGACCGTAAACATCATTCCACCATGATGGTCTAATACTGAATCCCAACATCTCCCACGGAGTTCTTGCAGGGTCTTGTGTGTCATAAAAATATTTGTAGATACCACGCCATGAACCAATTAGATTTTGACTTGTGGTCAACTTGTTCTGAGAGCCGCTGTAGTTCCACGAAAACTCATTGCTTGCAATGTAATTTTGTGTGTTGTAATCTAACTTGTTCCATCCAACATAGCTCAAGAAATCAACATTTAATATATCATTGATTTCTGCAAATGAATATCCAGTGCTACGGAACTGTCCTGGTATTACGTCACTGACATTGATTGGTACGGGATTGCCATCTAGTTTTAAATTATTAAAAATACGTGTTTCAAATTCAAGTAACACTTGATCTCGAACATCACCAAACACCGGAGTTTGACTGCCGTCATGACCAATGATAACCAGTCGGGATCCAGATGTGGCATCAATTGTGGTGATCACTGGGCGGAACGAAGGGTACAATCCCATCTTGGTAGGAGTGTTGGGAACAAAGTTGCCATAGGTGGCTGAATACTCTTGAATGGCAATAACATCACCAACAGCCAAGGGCGTTAACACTGTTATTCGCGGACCATCTGTAGCCACGGTGTAGTCAAATCCACGAGTCATCAACTCATTGTTTTTGTAAACCAACAGTCCTAAATAGTTGGCTGATGTGTAATTGTAAACTTGTACAGTATCAAACACATTGGTTGTGATCAAACTCACTGTGTATTTGTTTTCGATATATACCGATCCAGATGGCACCATGTCTGACCAGTAGAATGGATTAGATTCTAGTCGTCCCAGTGTGATGTTGGCCATGGCCTCTACCAATATTTCTGCAGGAGTTTCTGTGTATAAAGTCAAGTTGGTAACTTCGTTCATCAACAAGTCTTTGAACTTTTGATATTCACGTGAATTATATTGCAGTGAAGCAAAAATATTGTATTCTTTGCTACGGTTAAAATATCCTGCCAAGGTCAGAGGACTGCTTTGTTGCAGAATAATTAACCCGTAAGGGCCAATTGCACCTAGGTCGCGTGTGTTGTTTGCACCGTTAATTGTGCCAGTTAATGTGATTAAATTTTCGCAGATTGATTCGTAGTGTGTGCGAATAGTACCCAGGGTGAATGCATCACTATTGCCGTTTAATGGATTGTTCTCTAGGTTGATTGGAACTTGATAAAATGCCACCTGGCTTGTTTGATCACTCAATACCAATATTTCAACAATGTCACCAATCACAAAAGTATCATCTAGTGTGATAGTAGATGAATTAGAGGTGGTTGCAAGTGTATACGTTCCTGGATCTTTAAATTTGCTACCAACATAAATTTTTACCGCAGGAACAATGCCATCGCTCTGTGCTTGGATATCCAACAGCAGTGGGCGGCCATCGTAGGTGAACTTAAACTGTTGTCTGACTTGAGATGGTGTAATTGCTGTGTTCCATCCTAACAATCGATTATACAACAATCGTGTAGCATATTCTCTGGGAAATCCAGAACTGATCAATGATGTTGTACTAACGTTATCACGCACATACAAAAATGTATCTTTGTACAAGTTGTTTTCAAATACAATGTCACCAACGTTATTTAAATTTAAATATTGCAACGGGAATTGCAAAATAGGATCCAAGATGCCAGTTGTGCCTTGGGCGTAACTGAATAATTTTGATCCAATAAATGTAGTTGATGGGTATACTGCTTTGTTTCCAAAACTTACCCCATCAGCATCGTACACGTTAAACAACGGTGCTTGTTGAACTTTGGTTTTTAGTTGTGCTTCAGTCCACTCAACTCCGTTGTACCAAAAGGTAACACCGGTAAGTGTATCTCCATCCAAGCACACAGTACTTTGATCAACCAGCACATCGCCATCGGTGGCTAGTGTTAGGTTAATAATAGGTTGAGCAATCACCGGTGATACTGAATCTGGCGACACAAAATTAACTACCCAAATTTTGTTGCGCACATTGGCATCAGCATCCTTGGCAAAGATAACCCTGCTGCCTTGTACAAAATTGTATCCATCTACTGTGTAGCCAGTGCTGCCTTCTACATTGCTAAACGCATCAGATTCTGCAAAGTCAATAACGTTAACAGGCTGTTTACCTTCGGTGCCCATGTTGAACAACCGTATTCCGGGACGGAACTGAATGATCGGGCGTTTGGCGCGATATTGATTGTCAATGGTAACTTCAGTGTTGTTGTATTTTGCTGTGGCGTTGATAACGTCAATATGGAACCATCGATTGCTTCTAGACCACGCATTGAGATCTAGGCTTGCACGATTAACTGTCAGGTAATCTAATGTGGATGGTTCTGTGTCAATAGTACTAGTATCAGCATCTACTACATAAGTTTCTGGACAGACAAAATTTGATACCGGCAACAGTTTTATAGCAATGCCAACTCCGCTGATATAATATTCTGTGTTGATGTAACTAGACGGAACAACATCTCCACGAAACACAACTTTCAATCCATTGGTAAATGCCACACCGTTGGGACTGGTGTAATTTTTTTTACCAATAATTTCGTCAATATACAACGTAGAACTTTGTGTTTGATCAATCAATCTAATTCGACCAAATATACCAGGGTCTGTGCCATCTTGGTAATACAATGTGTCCTGTGATGCTGTCAACAAAGGTATTTGTTTAAACACGCCTGCATCGTTCTTGAACCATCCTGTGCTTGCATAAGTGTTGCCATATAAGATAGTAAACTTTTCCAAGTCGTTGATATTGCCCACATTGGTTAGGCTGATGTAAACAAATCCAGCATTACTGACATAGTTAATTTGCCAGATTCCGCGACGTTGAGATAACGGTACTTCAAGTTGTTGTGCGTATAACAAACTGTCATAACTGCCTGGTTGCCCTGTAAAACTATCGCTCTGTGTCAAAGGATCAAAAAACGTTGTTTTGGTCCAGCCGCCTTGATCGGTGTCTATTGATGTGCCTTCAAATACCAATGTTCTGCCATCAAGTGCTGTGATGCCATCAATGCCGCCATAGGCAGCAATAAAGTCAACCACAGGAATGTTGTTGATTTGATCAAAGCGTAAATCAGTCAAGAGATCAATGGATCCAAGGCTAGGCAGGTCATAATAGAACTGTTGTGCAGTTTTTGTTGGAACGTTGAATGTAATGGTGCCAAGGTCTTCGCCATTGTTGGTTACACCGTACACATCTCTAGAACTGATGTTTGGCGTGGCAGGCATTTTACCATTGATACCCGGTGCGGCTTGAATCCAAAAACCTGCTCCTGTACCTGCAGTGCCGTCGATGATGTTAATTTGTCCACGCATGTTTGATTGCGTGGCGCTAGAATAGTACAGCGTATCCGGAGCATCTTGTGGAACTACAAATGTCACGAGTCCTGTCACTGCACCATTATTGGTCACACCTGAACTATAAACATTGTTCAAGCCAGTTGTAGCGGCTGTTTTAATGTAGAATGGATATACTCCATTTAAATTCAAATTAAACACATACGTATTGCCACGTGCTAGTGTCAGCGTAGGATTGTTAGCATAATCAATAACATACGCACTGGTTCCAGAATTGGTCACACGATAATTTACTGTTTCCTTGTCGTTTTGTGCAACTTGAAAAGTATAGCTACCACCTCGCACTAGATCAACTGTTGGGTTGTCTCCATTCAGACCAGAAAAGGTATAAACGCCATTGGCTCTGGTTACTACAAAATTATCACTTGCCGGCACACCTGTAGCGGCCACATCCACTGCACCTGGACCACCTGGCAACCAAAAGTACTGACTGAAGTTAATAAATGTATCCCAATCAACAAACGGATCCCAGGTATAGTATTCACTTTCAAACAGTCTGTCTGGACGTGCTGAGTTGCCACCTTGATAGTCAAGTGAATCAAGCAGTCCTGGATATGTGATAACATCTTCAATGGTGTTGGTGTCTGGTTTGAGACTAATAATTCCTGGCTCGAGTTGATAATCAGCACGAACCTTGGTTGATTCTACAACATACTTTTCGTTGGGGTTCACACCTGGGCCCACAGTACGGCCAATAAATCCTTGGGTCTTTTTAAATTTAGGCTCTTGTATCAACTGATCCAGCGTGGCTGCCAGGAACTGTTTGTTTACATCAGTCTGAAAAATTTCAGGTAAAAAATCTACGCTACGTACTTTTGCCATTAAATGACTCCACTGCCTGGTGCTGTTCTAAGATTGGTGCTGGTCAATGCTTCGATCACCTCTATATTAGTTATGTCTGCCGCATTCACGAAGATTTCGTTGGGCTCTGATCTGATCTCATACAAGTCGCCAAAGCTCTTCTGACTGTTCAATGGTACTAGAACTACTGAACTAATGATACTTCCAAGTGTTCTGTGTAGGTATCCTGCCAGTTCAGAGAAGTAGAAGGTATCACCAAAGTTCCACTTGTCAATTGAGAAGTAGGTGTTCATGGCCGCTACCACACTGCTCTTGATCTCGCTGGTGCTTGCTGTAGATCCTTGTGCCTTGATCACTTTGATTGTGGCTCGTAATTGTTGTGCAGCTTTGGCACCAAACAATGGTTTGAAGTTTACAGAGTTCAACACAATGTTATCAGAAATCATTTTGTAATCTTGTAAGCCTTGGTACGCAGTTGACAACTCATCAATTGTGGGAACATCAGGTTGTGCGACTGTGCCAGTGGTGTCTTTGATCCAGTTCTGGTAAGAAGTGTAATATGCCTGTGTAACCACATACAAGTCAATGATGTTGGTGGTACCTGGGTCAATACGATTGGTCAGTGGTGAGTTGTGGCGGTATTGGAAGTACAAGTTTTGTCTGCCTGATCTTGCAATCCATCCTGACTGTTCAACCAATGTTCTGGCTCCAGCAACGTTAATACTCAGTAGATAAAACGCCGGCGCAACAATTATTTCACCACTGCTGTTGTAGGTGCCGTAGGCATAAAATACTTGCCCGGGACTCCATTCAGTTTTTACCAACTCAATATCATCAAGTGTGGCATAGTCTGAATTAACCACACCTTCTTCGACCAACAAATAACGTTGTAAATTGTCAAAGTCCACAGTTTGTTGCAGGAATACCCAAGGACCTGTGCTGGGAATAGCAGGAACAGGCCCTACAATTTCTTCAAAGAAGTCTGGGTTGTCAGGCACGCCATCATTGTCGCTGTCGCGGAAACTGACTAACACTTGGAAGTCATCAACATATCCATCACTCTCAACAGGTTGTCCAATGATATTCATATACACATCACTTTGCAAAGGATTGCTGTTGTTTGGTTGAGTGTTCATTGCCAACACATTGATAAAGTCCTTGATAATTGTGCCAGTGCGGCTGTCGTAAACCAACTGGTCATCATAGAAGAAGAAACGTGTTTGCAACACACTACCAAAGTTATATGCAAGTCCACGGAAGGTCACAGTGTAATTTTGATTTTCAACTACAAATTGTGCCAACCAGCTGGAATCTTGATTTGTGCCTGATGTTGATCCAGCATTGGTTTGGCTCCAGGTGGCATTGGCATCAAGATTTGTACTGCTAATTAGATACCAAGTACCTGGATTAATCTTGTTGCCTTGCGGAGTGGTAATTTCTGTACTGGCATATCCAATACCAAAATTACGAAACAATTCAATTTGATCGCCCATCTGTTGTTCTAATGACAGTGGCAAATCTGTAATGAAAACAGGAATAATACTGTCAACCACTGCATTTGTTGGCACAAAATTGTTGAGAGTCACCGGTCCAGCACCAGATGGTAGATTTCCAATGCCGCCATTGTATCCGTCGCCAATGATGGCTTGAGGGCTTGCCCAAATTTCTAAACTTTCGTCGGGCTTGGTTGGTACTCCAGGCTGTAATCGGTTGTTACGATCAAAATAGTAAGTGATACCATTGATTGTGGGTGCGGTAAATTTAATAATGCTACCAACCTGAACATAGTTAAAAACAGTTGTGGTGCTGCCACCAACAGGAATAGCATTGCCAGCGGCGTTTTTAAAATAACCTGTGGTCTCATTGGCTAGTGTTGTGCTTTGTTGCCAGGTGCTCAATGCTGTGGCTGATTCTGTTATGTTAACTTCGGGTCGTGGAAAGTTAGCATAGTAAAACTGCTTCATTGTGGCCTGACCAATTTGCGGTTGGGCAGAGTTTGTCACAAAGTCGGCAATTTCGTTTCGGTTGATCCAACTGAATAATATGGTAGGAAGAATATTTTGTTCCCACACAGCACCATCGCTAGAGAAAGTGTTGGTCGATGAATATTTGCCGGTGTTATCAACTAGATCCAAATATCGGCTTGTACCAATTGAACTACGGTTCAAGGCTTTGCTTTTGATAATACTATTGTAAGCAGTGTACGGAAACAGATTGTAGTCTTCGCCGTTGACCATGCGATTTTGTGTGTAGTATCTGGCAGGGGCACGTTGTTTAATTGCATCAATTGTTTCACGTGCTTGTGCATTGCTCACTGGTTGTGTGATTCCGCAAGTGAATGTAATTGTTTGTACATTACCATTGCGATCAGTGTAGCTGATTGGTAATGTGACATTTTGCATTTCTTCTGGATTGATAATGTACTGCAAGCCATTTGACGCACGAGTATAACAACGGAAAATGCCCACGGGAATTTCTGAGAATACGCCATCGCCAAATACCAAAGTGATTTGATCATTGCTACGGCTGGTGGTAGAATAGATAGGACGCAGTAATACCGTTTGTTCAGCGGCAGCGGTGTACACACTTTCTACATATTGCCATTCACGATTGATGTTGCCCACGTTGGTAAGTTCAAATAACCAACGATCTTCGTTGTTGACACCTTCCACGTTGATATTCACAGTGCGATTGCTTGTGCGTTCCGCTATGTTAAAATCTGTGTTCTGTAGTGTGCCTTGTTTGAACATAAAGAAGTAACCAGTGTTGGCAGAACTGAATCCCAATTGATCATTACGGAATAACACGTTAAAACTTGTGTTTGGTACTGGTGCAGGTTCGTACAAGTAATCACGGCCAGCACTGGTAGATGTGGTTGCTTCAAATGGCATGTTCACCCCGTCAATTGTGGCAGTATAAGGAATAACAGGCAAGAAGCCAGGTACCAGATTCACTGCATACTCAGCAGTGTCTACACCTAGTAATGTTTGACGATTGCCTGGGCGGCCAACACGCTGAGTATCAACCAAGGCAGCATTGATAATTGCTGTAAACTGTTCTTGCCAGTCTGGGTTAGTGGGGTCAGCCCAGTCAACTGTGACATTGCTTAAATTAACTCCATTGTAGTCCACAACGTTTTCTGTTGTGGTAACATTGAATACTTTCAACAAGCCTTGTGCGGCTGTGTTGCGTTTGGGACTGTAGCTTACTAGATTGGCCAGTCGCACAACCGAATCACGACGTTCTGCTGTGTCTAAATAATTTTCACGAGTGTTAAGATCAGTACGGAAAGCAAGTGATTGCCCCATGAACGCAATAATGTCCAGGAGTGCAATAAATTCACTTGATTCAATGTAGTCATTGAATGTTTCTGGATAATACAATCGCAGATAGTCTACAAAACTCTTGCGAAGAGTTTCAAAATCGTAGCTTTGGAAATCTGCTTCCCTATATGTTTGATAGATCTGCTTCCAATCTTCTACGCCAAATATTGCGGTTTGTCTAGTGGTTGTTGCCATTGTTCTGTAACCTTTGTGTCACTGAAAGTATTTATGGTTACTAAAAACGGCGTAGTTATACGTAGGAGGCTACTCGTTGTTGCTGGTCAAAGAAAATGCTGAGTATTTCTGCATTTTGTGTTGGTACCACAGTGAGTTGTATCTCAATCAAGATGCCATTTTCTTGTGGGTATGTTTGAACGTCACTGATAAAAATGCGTGGATCGCCGCCTGCCACACGCTGTATTTCTGCTTCTATTCCGTTTTGAGTTTGGGACGTCTGTGGTTCAAACAAAAAATCCCAAATTATTGTGCCATATGCCGGGCGGCCGGGCAATTGCCCTTGGCGGATATTGAACGCATTCAGCAGGTCTCGTTTGATCAAATCAAAGTCTGTCAATGTAAACTTTTTGTATTGATTAATGGTGTTGAACCCAATGAATGTAGTCATGATAATATTTATATGCTTTGTAGTGCGGCTCTGAATCGGCGAATGTTTTCGAGATCGTTATCTAATAATTCAATCAAGGCCTCAGCGTTTCCAAGTGCCAATCGTGCTTTTGTAGCCAACGTTTTGTTGCTGGCTGCCACAGATGTTGCCAACGCATCTAGCTTGCCAATGAGTGGTGTTACTTCAGCTTTGAGTGCTGTTATTCTTGCTTCCCTGGCATCAACGTTGCTGGATGTCAGTGGTTCAGAAATAATTGCCAGGTCCTTGTTTCCAATAGTGCTGAGTTGCTTGCCAATTTCTTTTAATTCTTGCTCGGCCGCAGGGTTTGGAGTTCCTTTGCTGAAGTTCAAGCTGGGGATCTTATCATTGCCAATCACTCTACCAACAGCGGCATTGAGAGTTGTTTTGTTAATTGTTCCAATTGATCCTGTAACTTGCTTGATATTCAATGACTCGTTGGCTATTTTTTCATCAACCAAGTTTACAGCAAACGATGCGTCCTTGGCTGTTTGATTGAACTTTGCAACAAGGTCTGGGCTCAAGTCTGCTGTTTGCCCTTTGGCCCAGGCCAGTGTTGCAGTAACATCCTTGGCAGCATTTAATGCAACTCCGCCAATCACTGTTGCTGCCAATTGATCTACAGGCAGACCTAGCGATTTTACTTGAGCTAACCCGGTGGTCATAAGAGTCTGTTGTACTTTGGTTTGTGCTGCCGGATTGGTCAACATATTTTGCACCTGATTGACTCCGTCTTTGCCAGTCCATACTGACGGGCTGTTCAACACACTGGTTATGGAATTTTGTCCTGCGGAAATGTATTTGGCTGCTATGCCTGGTTTGACATATCCGGCCTTTTCCAACTGACCAACATCAAGTCCAAAATTGCCAGCACCACCAAAATTGCTCACAATCGACGATGGTTGTGCCACCAGCTTGCTTGCCTGTGCCAGTGTTCCAGTAACCTGTGAAGTATCTAAGTTTCCAATGCTTCCAAGTGCCGGCAACGCTTTGACAAAGTTTCCTGGATTAATTCCGTTAGAAACTCCAGTCTTGGCAATTGCAGAAGTAATGCCATTGGTTGCTTTGGCAACTGACGCTCCTATACTGCTTATGCCTGAGGTCAACTGAGATTGTGCTGATTTTAATCCATCAGCTACTTGCGTGGCCGCATTCAGTACATCACCAGCTTTGAATCCTGTTAGACCGCCTGTCTTGACTTGTTTTTCAAATATGGCCTGTGCCTGTGCCTGTGTCAGTGTATTGGGACCTGTGATTTTAAATGTTTTTGCACTGTCAGCGTCTACTGGCGCACCCGGTACTTGATCAATGTTAAATGTAAATGTTCCCATGTTACTCTGCCTGTATTTCTATGCCTTCAGGAACAGGTTCTGCTCCCGGAGGTGGTGGTGGTTTGCCTTGTTCAAGACTTAGTTTAACATCAACACCTTCATTGTGATAACTGTAAGGCTCGTGAGTAGGAGCACGGCTCACAATACTTTCTAGTCCATCCTCTAGAGTTTGCCAACCTTTGCTGGTATCAAACTCTGTGTCATCCATNACGGTTTTAACCACAGGCTTTGGCGAAGTCACTGAGGCTGCGCTT